ACTTCCCGTGCTTTTTAATCCTGCTATATCTAAATCATTTAGGCAAGGCAAAAGATGTCGTGGTTTGTGAGATAGATGATAGGGTTATCCATTTACTGGGTGAACAGATTACTGGTTACTTTGATACTCCTATCCAGATAATTCACGGTGATGCCTTTGAGGAGATTAAAAAGCACGGGAAGTTTGACTGGGTTTATGTAGACCTTACCGAAGGTGCTCCTCCCCAATTTAACACATTGGTTCAACCAGTCCTAACAGATAATGGCGTTTATACTCCCTATAACCCGATGACTTGGCAGGTGTGGAAATGAGCGCACTAATTTTAAGACCAAACTCAACAGAATTCTCCGCCTTTCTTTTATATCCCAACACAGGGGAAAGCGCACATGAGGACATAGATGAAGAAAGTTCGGATGAGGACTCCACCTATTTGCACGCTGGGTCACAAGATGACGTAGAGGGACGTTTCGGGCTTCCTAATCATACAACGGAATCTGGGACTATAAACAGTGTAAAAGTCTATGCCGTAGTAAGGGTTACTAACCTTGCACTAAAAGACTGCTATGTAAAAGTTGGAGTATACTCCGACTCCACCCCTTATTATTCAAGCGAAATGGACATTAGCAGCGAATCTTATGTTACGAAATCTGAAACTTGGGCAGATAATCCTAATAGTGAGGTGGCTTGGACTTGGGATGATATTGATTCCTTGCAAGTTTTGTTATACTTGGAAGTAGGCTATCTTGCTGGCGGTAGACCACCAATCAGTTGTTATTCTCATTGCACCCAAGTCTATGTTGAGGTTGACTATACACCACCAGCAGGCTTTGCCCATTCTTTTGGAATGATAACAGGTTAAAGGAGACAACACATGGCATACGGAGCAAAACGAGGTGCAGGGAAAGGCAAAGGCACACCAAGTGGTGGTCGTAGAAACCGCAACACAAGTGCATGTACCAAAGGCGGCGTAGGGTACGGTAGAGGTAGCGGCAGAGGCAAAGGTACTGGAAGGAGGAAATAATGGCAAAAAGCATGAGAGTTGGAGGTGGTGGTAGATTTACCAGACTAACCAGAAAACTCAGAGCAAAAAAGGGTACAACCAAAGCTGGTAAATCTCGCAAAGTCCGCAGTCCGAAAGCGTTAGCAGCATGGATAGGGCGCAAAAAATATGGTAAATCCAAGTTCCAGAAGATGGCTGCTGCAGGACGGCGTAGGAGATAATTCCAATGCCTACCCAACTTGAAACATTTGCCGAACTCCTGAGGGACAAGCGGAAGTTTATTGAAACCCTGTTGGTTATTGAGGACAAAAACTCCAACCGAGTACCATTCATACTAAACCCAATACAACAGGATGTTCAGCAAACCGAAACTGGGAGGGATATTTGGGTAAAGCCAGCACAAGTTGGATTTTCCAGTGAACGCTTGGTGAAAAGGTTTGTTGAAACCATAACCACGCCTGGTACGAACACCATTCTCATCGCTTTTGAGGAATTCATAACCCAACGCCTGCTGGACAAGGTGCAATTTTTCTACAATGTCCTAAGCTCTATCAAAATACCAGGTTTTCCAAAGATGCACCACAATAGTTCCTATGAGAAAACCTTTCCATCCATACACAGCTCCATGTATATTAGTTCCGCTCGGAGTTATGTTGCAGGTAGAGGGGAGATTATCCACCACCTCCTCTGCGATGAATTTGCTTTCTGGGAACCAAGTGCCACCGACCGTATATTAGTACCAGCACTCCAGCGTGTTCCAATAAATGGTACGGTGGACATATTTTCCACACCAAACGGTGAGGACAATGATTTCTGTGATATGTACCAGCTTGCTAAAGAAGGTAAGTCCACCTTTACGCCGCATTTTTATTCATGGTTTATGCACCCAGACTACACCATGCCCATTAACCATTCCAAATGTACCGAGGAATTAAACATTCCAATACTGTCTTCTGATGAGGAGAAGTTGGTAACCAACCACAATCTCTCATTTGACCAAATCCGCTGGCGTAGGTACAAAATTAAAGAAATGGAGAGTCTACGCAGAACGGGTGAGTTGAGGAAACTATTTACCCAAGAATACCCCGAAGATGATGTATCCTGCTTCCTTTCCGCTGGTGATATGTTTTATGACCCTACCGTGATGGATGAACTAGCAAAGGATTGCTATCCAGCAACCATCCACCAACTTAGTGCGGAGATTTGGTATCCACCAGAGGAAAGGGAATGGTACATAATATCCATTGACCCAGGACAGGCTAAAATTACCCAATCTGCAATTTTAGTAATGTGTTTTTCTGGTGAGGTTCCTAAATACTGTGCTAGAGCAGCGGGTTTATGGACACCCGAAGTAACCGCTGATAAAGCAAGGGAGCTTGCAAGGTACTACAATGATGCATTGATAACCTGGGAAGCGAATGCACATGGGTTAGCACTAGCACCCCTGCTTAGGGATTGGGGTAATAACTATTACCGCCGTGATGTGATTTCCGAGAGAGAAAGTTCCGAGTTAGGTTGGTTAACCACACCAAAAACCAAACCGTTCATGCTAAACACCCTCTCCCGATTACTGCACAAGATGGTGGTACATGATATCCAATTCGTATCCGAATGTAGGAATATCCGCCAAGTTGGTGATAAGGTAGTTTCACTCGGTGCGGATGACATCCACGATGCTGTGGCAATAGCTTGTGTTTGTAGGGATACTAGACCAGTAGAACGAGGATTTGTCGGAACATCAGGCTTCAAATGGTAACAATAGGAATATGTAGCAACTGCGGAGAGAGGACTTATGTGAATAAAATGAGGTTAGTTACTGGTGAAGCACTTTACCTATGTTACAAATGCCTCCATGCTAGTGGTGCGGAGATAACCAACCACAAGTGTAAAATTGGAGGTGGCAAACCATGAAATGGGAATTTATGAATAACTGGGATGAGTGGCACGCCTTTGTCATTGGTTGGTGCGAGGTTATCTGTCCTTGGCACAGCAGGTTCCCGATGCCAATAGACTATCACAACCCAATGATAGAGGAATTCCACTACTACCTTGTAGGTAGAGCGTTTGGCGTGGCTACATGGGTTGGTATTATCTACCTAATTAAACTACTTTGGAGGTGATTTATGAAAGCAAATGACATTGTGAAGGTGTGTAATGAGTTAAAAACCAACTGGTCAACCAGAGCAAAGCAATTCCAAGATTGGTATGACCTTCTATTACTCACTAACAACCTTCACCAAGAGGACATGGAATCGGTAATATCCAGTGACCCGAGAACCGCATACAACCTTGCACTAAACATGCTAACTGCAAGTACCATGACCCATAAAATACCTACTGAAGGTTTAAGCCAAGAAGAAGTTGCTTCCACCTCATACCTGGAACAATATATCTCCACCCAATGGGGCAGGTTGGAACAACAGCACCGCAGACTTGGTAGACAGTCCTGGCTCCGAGAAATGATTGGGTTAGTGCTTGCAACAGGGTGGTATTCCGTATTTGCTTGGGTTACAGATGATACACTAATTGCGGAGGTTTGGAACCCAGCCAATGTGTATCCAAGTTTTAGCTCCGATGGTTTGGAATCCTGCGCTCATATCTACACCCTCACACCAACGGCAGCAAACCGCAAAGCGAGAAGGAATAACTGGGTACTACCACGACCATTCAACGCTGATGTTAAGGTCTACAACTACTGGACCTACAGTACCAGCGGCGAAGTGGTTAATGCTATTGTTATGGGGAATGTGTTGGTGAAACCTCTCACCACATTAAGTATTACGGAGCAGAAATCCGACCGCATACCGATTTTTACCTCACCTGTTGCTGGTCTACCAGATATGGGTGCTATTAAGCAAACCTCCAAAGATTGGCAAAAAAACTTCGGAGAGAGTATTGTGGCTGTGGGTGCGGAGGAGTTCAACAACCACAACAAAATGCTAACCTACATCCAACAGTTAGTCCGAGACACGGCTAATCCAAGGTGGTTTGAGCGTTCCCGCAGCACAAAAGGTATACTCAATCCACAAACCATATTTAAGCGTGGTGCGATTTTCCGAGGCACACCAGAGGATAGTGTTGAAACCGTACCAATGCCAGCAATCCCAGTAGAACTGCGAACCATACTATTTGATTATGGTAACCGCATCCAACGCTGCACCTTTCCGTGGGTGTTATATGGTAACATCCAGCAAGAAATGGCGGGGTATATGGTATCCCAGATAGCCTCTGCCGCACTTGGTACACTAACCCCATACGCCGATGCCATTAAAGGAGTATTAGCAGATGTGGATAACTACTGGTTAGTGGAACTCCGTGAGCGCAAGTTGAATACCTATGGCTTTAAGCCACCCAAAAAACTCCCAGAATTCACCGAATTCACCATAGACTTTAATATCAACATCCCTGGGAGTTTGGTACAACGAGCTACCATAGCTCGGATGCTAAACCCAACCTTCAAACTTGGGTTCAACACAACTTGTGACCTTATATTCCCCGAAGTTGTTGACCCTGTGAGGGAACAAGCTATTGCAGCTAAGGATGATGCGCTGACCAATCCTATTGCCCAGACCTTAGCTATGATACAAACCTACCGAGAACAGGCGAGGATATACAAGGATGC